GAAATCGACGCGGAAGTAGTACCAGGATTCGTCGGTGACTTCGTTGCGTTGGAAGTACAAGGCCTGTGGGTAGCAGTTGGCGATTTCCACCACGCCACCGCATTGGCGTAAGGCCTTTTCGCGCCGCTGCTTTTCGTTCAGCAGCTGGTCTTCGTGGCGCTCGGAGGACTCCAGCGCCTGCATGGCCTTGTTGAATTTCTCCAGGTCCATCTTGAACCAGTAGAGTCGGCTGTCGAAGCCGAAGTGAAACTCGTGGCGCTCGCGCCATTCGTACATCAGTACGCCTTTCTCAGACGCGCTTTCGGCGATCAGCAAGGACCCGTGATAGCGAGCGGTGGCAAGGTCCTTTCCGATCTGCTCGGCACGTTCGCTCTCGCCGTCGATGAATGCCCAGCGCTGATGCAGATCGTTCCAATCTACCTTGCGGCTGTCCGATTGCGGGATCTGCGCTGCTTCGCACTCGTAGCCCAGGGCGCGAGCCTGACGCACCCAACGCTTGGTGTATTTGTGCGCGCCGGGTTCGTTGTCCAGTGCCCAAATGAGCCTGGGCAATTTGCCGCCGCGCTGCCGAGCCAGCTCCTTCAGAGACTCTTCAGGGAAGAAGGCCGACGACATCGCCGACACAGCTGCAATACCGTTATGCACCAGAGCGATGGCGTCGAAGATGCCCTCGACAATCCACAGCTCTTTGACGTCCAGCAACTCGACGCACGGCGGGCACCACCAGAATCCACGCGGGCTGTCACCGGGCTTGAATCGCGCCTTCATCTTGCCGAACCGGTGCGGCCGGTCGATCAGGCGTTCCCAGTAGCCACCTTTCTCCAACGCAAAGCGCACCGTTGCGCTGCCGGCATTCAGCTCGCCGGAGAAATACGTTTCCTGCGTAAACCAGCCTTGAATCAGATCAAGCCGAAAGCCACGGGCAAACTCCAGATACGCACGGGCGGTGGCGCTGGGGTGTTGCTCGCTGGCCGGGGCGCGCTTGCTCCAATCCTCGAACAGGTCTTCGTAGATTTCTTTGACGTGCCAGGTCTGGCCACACTTGCCCCGGCCGCAACGGATCATCCATGGGTCATCGTGGAAGGCGTACAGCTCCTTTTTCTTGCACGCCGGGCATTCGCCCTGGCGCATGTATTTGCCGGCTTTGTGCTTGAGTCCGTAGTCGGACTCAAGACGCTGCAGAATGTCGGCGCGCAAATCGTGTTTCATGTTCATCGGGGCTTACTTCACTTCGCCGAGACTGTGTTTAAGGGCGCCAATCAGGCGTTTTTGCGCGGCCATCACCGGGAAGGCCGACAGCAGCGAGCCGTGCCGTAAACCCTCGGGAATCATGCGAAACCGATCGTCATACCAGTGCTCGTTGAACTGCATCGAGTACTGAGCGCGCAGTGCCTGGAGCAGGGCTTCGGCCTGTGCACGGGGCAGTTTTGCGTTGATGGCGATGTCGATTTCCATGATCCACCTCGGATTTCAGGCAAAGCTCACCCAAACCCACGGGAAGCGGGGCAGGGCGGGGTGTTAAAAAGGGATTACTGAGGGTGGTGCTTGTGTGCGGAGTCGCGCTGGGCGAGCAGGGTCTGCGGTAGCAGCCTCGCCGGTACCGGGTAGCGCAGATCGGCGCGGGTATCGATCAAGTGCACGACCGTGCAGCCGGGGGTGTTGCCCCAGTCCACGCCGATCCACTTGCGCTGATCGATCACCTGCAATTCGGTCCAGGCGTTGTGCACCAGTCGCTCCGCCATGAAGACAGGCACCTCCAGCGACGTGGCCAAGTGGCGAACGCAGTTTTCATAGAGTAGGTCCGAGTCCACCAGGTACTGCGCTTCGTGCCGTTGCAGGTAAGCGAATGCGGCACGTTGCATGCTGCTGCGGTAGTCATGGGTCAACTGATCGTGGTTCATTGCGCACACTCCATTTCCATTTGGTCGAGCAGGTCGGGTTGATCGTTGGCGGTTTTCATCGCGGCGCGGCGTAGGGCGATGTCGGCAATGGGTAAGCGCACCGATGGGTTGGCCATGCCGCTGGGACTCATTTCGTGAGTCATTTCGAACTCGGCACGCACCGACCAGCCGCAAGCTTCGTTGGTGCATTGCAGGTAGGCCACCCGCAGGAAAATGTGTGTGCCTTCGCTGGTGCGGATTCGCATGCGGCCCTGGCAGTGCGGGCAGACAAGTTTGTAAGTACTCACCCGACGACCCCTCGACCGTGCAGTTGAATGGTGGCCAGCACTTCGGCGTAGCGGGCGGACATGTAGTGCATCAGAGCGTTGATGATTGCTTGGGCTTCGCAGGACTCAATGACACCGTCGTCGAGTGCTTTGGCAATGATCTGATCAACCATCCCGCGCTTGGCGGCGGCTTTGACTGACCGGTTGTACAACTCGACGTTGTCCAGGTCCGCCGACGCGGTCAGCGGGACGAACATGCCGCCGTATTTGGCTGCGATGTAGTCCGGCAGGAAAGTCGTTCCTACGACCTGTTCGAGACGATGAATGTGGTCGTCACTCAGCGGTCGGCTACCGGCATTTTCATAAGCCTGGTTGTCGAACTTTTTGAGCGACATGCCAAGATCGGCGGCAGCGTAAATCCGGCCACCTTCGTAGGCGCCGATTACTGCGCTGACGACATCCTTTCTGCTGGCTAGAACTGGGCGTTTCATCTTCTGGTTTCTCCTTGGCTTCGTCGGCCTTACAGTTGATCAATAGCCTCAGATTCATTTGGCTTTGCATTGGGATCGACAAGGATGCCGGGCAGTACTTCTTTACCTATCAATCGCGAGATGTCTCTCAGAATGCTGAACGACAGGCGCCCACGTGGCAGCGAGTCATGTCCGGCCCACCGTTGAACCACTTGAGTAACCGTGCGCGGTTCGTAACCGTGGCTGATCGCGAACTGGCGAAAGTTGCTTCCGTTCTCTATCAGCCTCGCCTGGATCTGGCGCTTTTCCATGGCTTGGCTCATGGTTGATGTGTTCCTACTTGGTTAAGATGTACCTGTTTGTTCGCAGTATACGCACCCAAATGAGTGCGTCAACCGGATCTTATGAAAAAATGAGTATAGCCACGCGCCTGCGCAGTGTTCTCGATCACAAAGGCTTGTCGATCAAGGAAGCCTCTGACCTTGTAGGAATTCCCTACAGGACGCTACAGAACTATCTTCTTGATGAGCGGGAACCCAATGCGAAAGCCATGGGTGCCCTTCGTACCCATTTGGGTATAAGTGTGGATTGGCTACTCACAGGTGAGGGTTCTATGTTTCACGGTGTGTCGATCGAGGGGGCAGGGCCTGAGTCGGCAAACATGCAGGAGAAGGCCATGCTTGAGCTGTTTCGCTCCCTCGGCGATGCAGGCAAGCGGGAGATACAAAGCGCTGCTGAGGAAAAGAAACGCTTAATGGATGTCGAGCAGCGCCTCAAGGATTTGACTGAAGCCCTTGCCGATACCAAACGGCCAGCATAATCTGTACCCATTAAGAACGGTCAGGCTGGCAGGGATGCAGCCAATCGCCGTCTGAGACAACTCAGTGATGCGGCACTATAAGTTCACTTAGGCAACATAGGGATGTGTTCTGTGCTTAGTATCTCTTCCGCAAAAAAAATCTTTTATCACATTGATTTCATAATGTTTTTCGTTGGCATTCCTGCGGATAACAGCTTGTGGGTGAGTGGAAATAATAAAATCGGTCGACATTATTAGGTTTTTGGGCGTTGCTCAATAATATAAAAGGGTGGGGATATAAGTGGCTAAGCCAAAGGTTATTCAGGAGAAGTTTTCAGTTTCCTACGATGCAGACGACGGTGATTTCAAAAATCATGAAATAGACGCACTTGATTTGGCTAAGTCTATTCTTGGTGTATACAATGCTGTATCTGAAGCCAATGCACTGATGAATAAGGGAGCTGAGGTTGATTTGAAGGTCTCTTCTCCTGTTCGTGAAGGTTCGGTGATCGTCGACTTCCTGCTCTCAGCTTCAACTCCGGCGGCTCTTCAAGTTCTAAAGTATATCGGCTTTTCAGCTATTGGTGGCGCCGTCGCAGGTGGGTCGCTAATAGAAGTAGTAAAGAAGTTAAAGAGTCGAAGGATTGCGAAGGTAACCGTCGAAGCTGGATCAGATATTGCTACTATCGAAGTTGATGGTGAGGTGATCAAGTGCAATAAGTACGTGGCTCAGCTTGCAGTGGACAAGAAAGTCAGGGACTCGCTACATAATGTTATTCAGGCTCCAATTGCGGGCAAGAAAAACGCGACGTTCAAAGTCTTGGATGAGCAAGAAGATGTCGTTCTATCCGTAAAAGAAAGTGCTGCTCATAATTTTTCCCCGTTACCTGTTGGTTCACTTGAGTCCGAAGAAACCTCTAAAGATAAGACTACAGCATATTTCGTACAGGTAAATTTCGAGTCTGGACGAGGATGGCGAGTGAAGCTTGCCGACGGTACTGAGCATGCTGTAGAAGTCGCAGACGAAAAATTTATGAATAAGGTTAATCAGAACAAACAAACGTTTTCAAAAGATGACTTGTTTGAAGTGGTTATTGAGACTAGGTCGGTGTACAGGCAGACAAGGGCTACACATTCGTACGTGGTTGTGGAAGTTACAAAGCATTTTGCAGATAAAGGTCGTCGACTAGTGTGAGGGATGCATTGTGAATGTAAACCCCAGTTTTATAGAGGCGTTATTTTATATATCGCTTATAATATTAGCGCCTGTTGTTTTTAAGATGTCGCGAATTCTAGCTAGATATTTCCTAAATAGATATGTGGCCACGGATAAAGTGATCATTGTCTATAAGCGAGATGGTTTAATAGTTGGAAGGAAAACCATTGCTACGACTGGGTATGTTGTGGATCAACTAAAATCTGCTAATGGAGGTGCTTGATGGCGGACTTGCCTAAGGTTGCTCCTCAAGGTCTTCAAGCCTCTGTTACTGCTGGTTTGGGAACGTTCGCGACTGCAACTTGTATGAAATGGTTGCCGGCGGAAGATGCTCAGTATTGGGTCGGTGCAACCACGTTGATTGTTCCCGTGATTGGTTATTTCGTCGCTAAGTTTTTCTGCCGTATTGATGAGCCAGAGGGGCTTACACAATATAAGGCTAGGTTAAAGAAAGACTTGGCAAGTCAAAAAAAGATAATGAAAGATAAAAATATATCGGCAGAAGTTAAGGAGGGGATAAAAGAGAAGTACACGTCGACAATGTTAAGGCTGGCTTCCGCCAACCAAGATTATACTTCCCAAGGAGTTGTTGCCGATACGTGATTCCACAACGTGAACGCTTGGGTGCTGGTTATTATGTTTCTGGTTTGGATGTCCTAATAACGTTCTAGAGGGGTAGAAAGATGGCAGATGCCGAAGAAATATGGGCTGACGATCTTATGGACCGTCAGCCGAGTGCGAAATTCTTAACGTCGTATCTGCTTGCGAACCCTCATGTGAAGGTCTTGAATGTGAATTCCCCTTGGGGGGCTGGAAAGTCTTTTTTCTTGAATCGTTGGAAAAATGAACTGGATAGTGATTACGTCTGTGTTTTTTTTAATGCGTGGGAAACTGATTATACTGCTGAACCTCTTATTGCACTGATTACGTGTATTGAACAGCAAACCAAAGATAATTTGGATCTAACGCTACATAGTGCAGGCAGGGCCGCAGTCGACGCGACTGCTTCAATAGTGAAGAAGGCAGCTCCGTTAATTGCTAAAGGATTAGTGAAAAAATACATCGGGGTAGAGCTGAAAGAGTTACTGGGGGACGAGGGTGATCAAGAAGAAGCAGATTTTGCTAGCGATATTGTGAGTACGCTAATAGCAGATCAAGCAAAAACATTAAAACATGTGGACGAATTTAAGAAAGCCATATTGGAAAGGTTTTCTCAAGCTGCGGATAATAAAGGTCTCAGAAAGCCTGCATTTATTTTTATTGATGAATTAGACCGCTGTCGCCCGACATATGCAATAGAGCTGCTTGAGCGGATTAAACATTTTTTTGAGCTGGAAAACTGCCGTTTTGTTATTGCGTCCGACTCGCGCCAATTGGCTCACTCAATACGTGCGGTTTACGGGCAAGGATTTTCATCTGAACGATATCTGAATAGATTTTTTGATGCAGAGTTTAATCTGAATAACGCGGATATATATAGTTTGGTTCATCACAGTCTCCCTGAGATTGCCTCGGTCGCGTTAGAGTTGAATGTTACGGGTAAAAATATAGGATTCTTTTTTCCGGGTGATGCTGAGTATGTTTATCCAAGAAAAAATACTGCTATTAGTTTTATTCAGGGATATACTGAAAATGCAATAATCATAGTTGGATTGTGTAAGTACTTTAAGGTCGAGCTGCGAGAGTTGATGAACTACATTAAGCAGATTAAAAGCGCCTGCGATTCAATTGAAGGGGCAGTTCACTTTTTTTGGTTGGCATATCTAGTGTTTTTCAAAGCCACGAAGTCCGAACTTTATTCGGGGCTGTGGGTGACGGGGAAGTCGATGGAAGCAGTAAGTGCTTACGATGCGGCGGAGGCAGACCCAGTCACGTTTTCTTTCACAACGGAACTAGCATCGGTGAAAGAATTGGCGACTTATTATTTGGCACTGTTGGAGTCTGACCATCAAAGTCGTAACAACTTGGCGCAAAACATAAGCTCTTGGAGGAGCCCGGTTTTTTTCGCTTTGTCTAGGGAGAGTGACATCCTAAAATTACAAAACTACAAAGATATCGTTGAGTTGGCTCACAGATTGAGTTGATGTTAAGTGATGCAGATAATCATAGCCTTAAAACTCGATCTGCATCCGCTCCCATTCACGTTCGACCGCCCGTTTCGCCGTTTTCTCGTTGGCGTATAGCCACTGCAATCGTCGCGGTTGACTTTGATTCCCTGCTGTCACTGACTTTTGTTTACCCACCCCGTTGTCGCGATAGTACGCAATGATACCTGTGTAATCGCCCTTGTTCTCTTCTGCCAGACCCTCAACAGTATCTTCCGGCAGCTTGCTCTCCAGGTCCAAGCTGATGGTATAGCCGTTGTCCGCACTAAGCGTGTGCTGCACATTCCCCCCATACCAGATGATTTCATCTATTTCCGGCTTAACCCCTTCGAGCGTATAGGTCAGCTCCGGGATCAGATCCGGCCGGCCCATAGCCAGGGTATAGCTGAGCGTCGCGCTACCACGTTGCAGACGGTTGAACTCGGCCCGCGCGGCGCGAAGGGCAGACTGTCGATCGCTGTAGGTGTGGCGCAGATCTTTGAGGTTCTCACCGCCGCCGGCGATGGCCTCCTGTTTCTTGGCGCTGTTCACATCGTAGAAGTAAGCGCGTACGCCGTCGTAGCTATCACGGTCGGCTTGCAGGTAACGGTGCTGGTCACCGTCGGCGCGGGTGAGGGTGATGTGGGGCAGCTCGGCGCCGTTGGCGGTCTTGCCCCCGCCGGCGGGCAGGCACAGCAGGCAGCCAGCCTTGACCGTGACCACAGCGTCGAATTCTTCACCGACGCGGCCGATCAGGTTTGCGTCGGATTCGTTCGCCTGGTCGAGTTGCAGGATGGGCAGCCCGTCAAGGGCGCCGGCGATGGTCGCGGTCAGGCCGTTGCCCAAGGCGATGTCGCCCAATACGTCGCCGAGCGTGGTGTTGCTCCAGCTGCGTTCGCGTTTGGTCTTCAGGCCTTTGCGCAGGTCGGCCGAGCGGGCGCGGATACTCAGCACGTCGGGCGCGCCGGAATGCTCGGTTTCATCAACGGTGTAAGTGCCCTTGTCGACCAGCCCGGTATCACTCCACCCCAGCCACAACCGAATCACCGCGCCTTTGGGCGGGATAGCGAGCAGCCCGTCGTGGTCGCTGAGGGTAATGCTCAGTTGATCGGCCTCGATGCCGCGATTGTCGGTCAGGTCAAGGCTCATCAGGCGCGGGCTGATCAGTTGGGCGATGTCGTTGCCGTCCACGGTGATGCGAAACGCTGGCACCGGGTAGGCGGCCTCGCGTTTATAGCGCTCGATGGTCTTGTCCAGAAAACCGGTGACGCGGGATAGGGCGGCATCGATCACAGCAGCGCCCTCATGATGCTGACGCCGGCGCTGGTACCGGCGCCGATCAGGTCGATACGGTCGTCATCAATGCGCTTGAGGCTTAGGGTGAATTCGATTCGGCGTGGCGTGCCGTCGCGGAAGAAGATCGTCTTGGTTTCGCTCAGGCTTTCGATGATCCACAGGCCGTAGATGCGGCCACTGCCTTCGACCATGGGCCACGCTTTGCCAGTGTTGGCCATCAAGCGCAAGGCGTCGAGGCTGAGGGCGCTGCCGGCGAGTTCCGGCAGGATGATGCCGGGCAGAGTGATGGAGTCATCACCACGGCCGACGAACTGGCGAGCGGGGGCTGCGCCGACGCGGTTGCTGCTGGCGTGGCGCCATTCGGTCTGGCGTTGCAGCTCCTGGTAGGCGGCGGTAGAGAGGCTGAAAACGAACATGCCCAGGGCAAGCATCATGGCGGGTTACTCCAGGTCGGACAGTTTGCTGCGCTGGCGGGCGCTCTTTTCGCTGGAGACGCGGGCCAGCTCGGCGCGCACTGCGCGGGCGATGGCGCGTTCGTCCATGCCGGGCGTGGTGTGGATGTTGATTTCGTAGGTGTCGTGGCTGTCGTAGGCTGCGGCCGGTGCCGGGCTGATTGGCGCGCGATTGTCGATCGATACTGAAGAGGATGCGGCGGCGCCGGTTGGCAACTGCGGTAATCCGATGGCGCCCAGCGGGCCGGCCACGGCGCCGAGTGCCTGTTGCCCGGCAGATACGACTTGCTTGCCCATGTCGGAAATTGCGCCCAGCGGCCCGTTTTGGCCACCTTCCAGACCTTGGGTCAGTCCGGCCATGGTGAAGCCGCCGAGCGCGGTGAACACGCGGGAAGGGCTGTGAATGCCGAGCTTTTCCTTGAACATGTTGATGGCCGAATCGGCAATAGAGCCAACGGCGCTCGTTATCTGCCCAAGCCCCGCGCGCAGACCGTTGACCAGACCGTTGACGAGCATGTTGCCAAACTCGGTAAAGCGGCTCGGCAGATCCACACCGAGGTAACTCAGGACGCCGGCGAAGGCCTGGTAGATCAGACCGATGGGGCTGAAGTTGGCGAGCGTAGTGAGGATGCCGCCGACGCCGCCGCTGAACCCGGCTTTGATCTCGGTCCAGGCATTGCTGAAGTAGAGTTTCACCGCGTCCCAGTTGGTGTAGATCAGGTAAGCCGCACCGGCGAGCACGGCAACGACGGCACCGATGGCCAGCGCTACGGGGTTGGTGGCGAGGCCCCACAGAGCAATGCTGACGGTTCGCAGGGCGGTTACCAGTGCGCCGCTGAGTGTGCTGGCCAGCGTGCGAAGGCCTTGGCCCAGCATGGGAAGGCCATTGCGGGCCAGACCGGTGATGGTGGGGAACAGCTTCTGCATCGAGCGTTGCGTTCCCGCACCTTCCTTGCTGAACATCGCCATGCCGTAGCGAATGACTGCAAACGGGCCGAGCAAACTGGCCATGCCGATTGCCAAGCCGCCGAACACGAACGAGAGGCCGGCTACCAAGGCTACGACCTTGACCAGCCCTCCGGCCAGCTTGGGATTTTCCCGTGCCCATGCGCCGACCTTGTTGGCCATTGCGCCCAACGAATCGATCAGCTCCTTCAGTTCCGGTGCTATAGCGTCGCCAAACTCGGCCAATGCGTTGGTGAAACTGCCTTCAGCTGCCTCCATGACGTTGGTCAGCGTTCGCAGTTGTTCGTTTACACGCTGGCGCAAGTCCGCTTGGATTTGCAGTTTGGCCAGAACTTCCTGATAACCCGCGATGCCTTTGGTACGCATCGTGTCCAACACGATCATCGTTTCCGCATCATCACCGAACAGCTCTTTGGTAATGGCGGTGCGATCTTCATCGTTGAAGGCTTTCAGCTTCTCGACTTGAGCGTAAAGGTTTTCCAGCCCGGCGAAATTCCCGTCGTCATCGGTAAATTTGAAAGAGACGCCCTTGCCGGTAGATTTGGCGAGGTCATTGGCTTTGCCTACCTTGTCTTTGTTCAGACCCGCCTGAAAGATCTTGCGGAACGCGTTACCGGCCGAACTACCTTCCATACCGGCTTGATCCATCATGATCAGCAGAGGTGCCAATTCTTTTGCGGCATCAATCCCGGACTTTTTGATGGTGTTCATTACCGGAGCAATTTTGCTGAAACCCTGAAGCATATTGCCGGGATCAACGCCCGCATAAACGCCGCGCTGGATGGTGTCCATCAGCGACATCATGTCTTTTTCGGTGGTCTGCGTAGCGTCCTGCATTTTTGCCGCGAACTCGGCGGCTTCTTCGGCGGGCATCTTCAGCTGTACGCCTAGATACGCGGCGGCCTCACCCGTGCCGCCGAGGATGCTCTGCGCGCTGATGCCCTGGCGCCGCAGCATGGTCATCATGTTCTGAAAGTCGGCGGTAGAACCCGGTAGCCGGTCGCCAAGCTGTGTCGCCAGGTCAGTGATCTTCTGGTAGTCCTCGGCCACCTTGCCGGTGTTGTCCATCATCGAGACTTTCAGCTGCGTGGCTGAGTCTTCGTTCGGCGCGAAGGCACCGACGATTTTTGCCAGCGGGCGGCTCGCGGCGTAACCCACGCCCAACCCGGCGGCGCCGTTGACCGCCATGTCACTGGCAAGGCCTTGGGTCTTCGCCAGTTTGGCTCGTTCGGCGGCCATGCGTTTCTGCTGGGCATTCAGCGCGACCAGCCGTTTGCCCTGTTCGCTGATTGTGGTGTTGGTGGCGCCGATCTGCTCGCGCAGCTGGCGTTCGTGAGTACCGAGGTCTTTTGTGCTGATCCCTGCGCTGTACAGCTTCGAACGCAGGGTCTGTAACTGTTCGGACTGTTGCTGGTGTTGTTCCTTGAGCCGCTGGGCTTCACGCACGGCGGTGCGGAAGTCCTTGGCCAGCGCCTTGGTCGGAACGCCCGTGGCGGCAAACTGCTGACTGAGCGCGCGCACTTTGTCGCGGGCCGAGGTGAGGGCGGTTTCGGTCTGCTCAGCGGCGGCGCGCTGAGTGCGCCAGGCGCTGACGTCTTTCTGTTGGGCGTTGAGTTCCTTGAGCCGGTCGCGCGCTTCCTTGAGTGCGCGGGCAGCGCCGATGCTGCCCTTGTCGATGGCCTTCAGGGGGCCGCTCGCCCGGTCGATTGCGTTGAGCAGTACCTGAAGTTTTAAATCATTCGCCATCGGTGGAACTCCGCACCCTGGCGCGCTCGCGCCAGTCCATCAGTTCTTGCAGGCCCAACTGGTCCATGTCAGCCGGCGCCCAGTGAAAAACCACGGCCAGATCGGCCATGGCGTCCTCTACGCAACGAG